GATACTTTTTTTGGTGTCTCTACCACCATTTCTTTTTGTTGTGCTTCTTCAGCCATTGTTTAGTCTCCTTGTTGGGGCCACCGTAGCCACACTGTCGGGCGTGGGGGATGAGTAGCCAACATATTGTAGATTATTTTTTAGAAGCTAATCCACCACGCTTCATTTTCTTTTTAGATTTAGGTTTAGGTGTTTCCATTAAACCACCTTTTGCTCTTCCTCTAGTTGCTAAACTTGTTCCAAGTCTATCTGCTGCTCTTTGTGCGCTTGCCCTTGCCTCTTGTGGTGTTCTCTCTGGTCTGTCATCTTTTTCTGGAGAAGCTGCCAACTGTGCTTGTCTTTCATTAAACCTAGCTCTTTCTCTAGCTGCTTCTCTAGCTGCTGCAGCTTTTCTTTTTTCTGCTGCTGCAGTTACTTCTTTTTGTTTTGCAATAACATCTGCCAGTCTTTCTTTATTTCTGCGTCTGGCTTCTTCTGCTGTAGCACCCTGTTCCATTAATCTTTTTACTAAAGCATCAGAACCTTCTTTACGTGAATTTTCTATATCATCTGCTGTAACACCTTCACCAAAAACTCCAGCATCTACTGCTTTTTCTAAGTTAAGACGATCATCTTTATTTTTTAATTCATTTAATTTATTTTCAGCGGCTTTGCTATTAGCACCATCTGGTTGTGTTTTTATAATTTCTTTCAGCTCATTATAGTCAGAACCAGAAACATTAAATTCTATATTACCTTGTTTAAATTTAACCATTACATCTGGAGGTAAAGGTTTGCCTGTGGCTAATCCTAAACTTGTTCCAAAAGCAGTAGTTATACCCGGCACAAATCCTTCTGGCATATCAAAAGATACACCATATATTTCACCAGCAATGCCTAAACGTCCACCACCCGGACCATACATTTCTTCTTCACGGCGTTGACGTGCTTCGTCATCACCTCCAGTTTCTGGTGCAACCGTTGCTGTTTCTACTCTGGTTGTTTCTGTTTCAGGAACAATCTCTTTAGGCACATAATCTTCTTCACGCACAAATCCTTCTTTTATTTTTGTGACGCCGGGAATAAAAGTGATTAATTCTTTTTCACCTGTTTCTTTATTAACAATAGTAATTGTTTGTGGTCCCCCTTGCTGGGGTTTTAAAAAATCACCAAAAGTTGCTTGTGGTTGTTCATACCTAACAGTAGGTGTAGCTGATTGCTGTGGTTGTTGTACAAATTGACGAGATGCAGCATCTGGTGCTGGTTGTGCTATACCCGGTCTGTTACCCTCCCCTGCAAATTGTGATGGTTGATAAAATACACCAGTATCTTGTGGTGTAACAACTCCACCCTCTTGCATTTCTTTTTTATTATTATCCTCTTTTTCGTCTTCATTGTCAACAATAATTAAGTCCATCATGCCAAAAGGTAGATCATCAGGAATAGTAGCTTCTTCGCTATTACCCATTTGACCCATCTCATCCATCATTTTAAGGCCCATCTTAGCTTGCTGACGCAGCATCATAAGTTTTTCAAGACCAATGTAACGCACAACATCAGCAGGAAATACAAACTCTCCCTCACTCAACTGTGCAGGAATGTCATCTCGCACTTCTTCTTTAGACGAACCCGGTGGTACATCATTACCAGACACGGGGTCTACAGTGCCGCCATCGTCCTCAAGACCGCCTTCATCAAACATGCTCATTTGTCTATCCATTGGTATTGCTCCACCTTTTTGCAGCATCAAGCCGCCTTCATTTTTTTCTACTGGTTGATTATCAGGATCAAACGCCCTAAAAACATTACGAATTTCGTCCCTTTCATCAAAAGTGTCTCCTGTTTTTATAGGCTTCCCCTTAAACCTTTGCGTTTCTTCAGGAGGAACTGTACGCATTACTTTTTGTACTTCTTCATCAGACAGACCCTGCCTTTGCAGCACTAAACGCATTTCTTTTCTGCGTTGTACATTACGTGCCTCAATTTCACCATACTTCTTCATATAGTTTATGTTGGCTTCTTGTAATTTAGTTTTCATCCTTGTCATACGCCTTCGTACAGTACCAAGAGCGTTTTTTAATGTGGTATTATTAGGCTGCCTTCTTGCTTTTTTTTGTAATACACCAAAAGCCTTTTTTACCTCTGTGTATTTTTCGTCAAAATCTTTAGGTAAAAATCTAGACGAGTCTGATCCTGTTATAAAACCTTCTCTTCTTTGTATAGCATGTTGAACTTCATGTAAAATAGATGAAAGAAGTTCTTCATAATTTGATGTATCACCAATATAAATTGTATCATCTGCAGCGGAATAGGCAGCTTGAGTTGTATCTTTTGTCGGAAATGGGGCATCTTCTAGACGAACTATTTTTATGTCTTTTATAGGTTTAAATATTTTAAATTCTTGATCCCTACCCTTAACTGGAATTGATAAATCTTTTGAGTATTCTTTATACAAAGAATCAAAATTTAAAATATCTCCTAGCGTAGCATCTTTATTGTCCAACCTAATGTAAGAGCCGCCTAGAGAATCCCATGATCCTGAAGAGTCATCAACTCTTTTAAAATTTCTACCTATTAACTTAGCATTAGTTGTGTCTAGTTCATAACGAAACTTTCCATCTCTACCTTTATATACACCAGTTCGTTGAAAAAGTTCTTCATTAGAAATATCTGGAAACTTAGACTGTGCTACAGTATACTCTTTTACTGCAGCCCTACCTTGCGGCGTATTAAGCCCAATCATATTTGGAGATATGGAAGTATCCGGCAAGTCTGGTTTTGCTATTAGTTGATCTGTTTGTGCCTTTACATCACCAGCAACAGCAGGAGCCATGCCGTCAAAGTCATCTCCACCTGATGCTTTACGAAATAAACTTTTTGCTTCAGCTACAACGTCATCTAATTTATCTCCGTGTTTAGCAATTGAAGATACAATAAAATCTGCACCTTTTGCTAATAAAGCTGTTCCTGAAGCGGGAATACCTACAAATTCTCCAGTAAATTCTCCAAGATTACCTTTTAACTCAATACCTGTTACTTCTTCTAAAACCTTTTCTGCATTTTCTCTATTTATACCTGCTTCAGAAAGAATGTCAAAAATTGTGCCTATAGTAAGAAGAGATGGTGTTGCACCTATTCTGTCTTCTGGTCTGTCTGTATAGGAAGGTGTTATTGCTTTTCCCATATCTACAATATCGGCAGCACCCATTGGGATAGAGGTTAATGCACCAATTGTAAAATCTCTAGGAAGCTCATCTATTGCTTTTTTGCCTTTAGCCAGTATTTCTTTATCAACGGGTGGCACAGATAAATCAGGTACTTCAATTGGACTAAAGTCATCTGAATTATCTTCAAACATCTCCATCTGATTAGATAAACTACGTTCCATTAGCCTCTTCTCTTAACTGCTTTAACTTACGCAATGCTAATACTGCGCCTTGACATCTATACAATATTGTAGAGTGTTCTGATTGTTCCATTGACTTATGTTGGTCTTCAATAATAATGTCAATGAGATTATTGAATGCCTCCCATTGGGGCTTGCTGTTGACCATCGGCTTGAGGCGGCTGACCACCTGCTTGCGGTATTTGTCCCTGTCCATTTGCACTAAATCCTTGTTCTCCCGGCACAGGAGCCTGTCCAGTGCCTATTGTGCCGCCACCTGCACCTGTAGGGTCTAACGGGTTAACTGCCGCCTGTGGGTCTTGTGGACCTGCTTGTGGCTGTTGTGGTAGTTCCTGTTGGAACCCTTTCATAATCTCTGCCTGTAGTGCGGCCTCATCCATATTGTTGGTTACTTTGTCGGGGTCTAAGTCCATAGATTTTGCAATCTCGCGGATTACGTACTGGAACTTAGCAAAAGGTGCAAGTGCTGGGCTGCTTGCAATTTGCAAGAACTGCATCAAACGCTGACTACGTACCTCATTAGCCATAAGACTTTCTGTGCCACGTGCCTTAACTTCTAGATCACCTTTAATTTCTTTGTCAAAATCAAACTGCATATTAAAACGAAAGAAACCTTCGCCTAGTGGACGTAGCAAATAATCATCTACGTTTTTAATAACTGTTTTTGTACCACCTGCAGCAGCACCCATAAGCATAGAAATACCAGATGCAGTACGACCTACACCTGATATGCCTGTCTGACCATGTGCAAAAGACGGAAAGCCTGTGCTTTCATCTGCTAATACACGTGCCTTATCAAACAACATCATATTTTCTTGTGACACATTAGGAAACTTAGTACCAAAGATAGCCTGACCCGGTGCGCCACCCTGCCTACGGAATATCTTGCCCGGATATAATGATAAGTCTTGACCCGGCACAAGGTTTGTTTCGTCTACCTCTACAATCAAGTTGCCTGACAAAACAGCATTATCAACAGCCATACGCATAAAGCCGTTCATTAGTGTCTGTGTATCGTCCATGTTTTCTGCAATACCAATACCAAAGAATGAGTATGGATTTAACTCATACGGTGCAGCGTGATACGGAATCTTGCTAGGCTTAAACGGATTAAGAACCATACGAATGAGTTTATTATTACATATCCAGATGTTTGCCTGTAACTCATCAAAGTCTTGTAACTCTTCTGGTATTTCTACTCCTTGATCTAAAACCATTTCAGTATCTACCATACCCCAATATTCAAGAACTTCAAAACGATCAATGCCATGTTCAGGTGCATAATCAGAAAGATCATCTTCCCAATATTTTTTATAATAGTTTTCACCCATCATAATACATTCGTCAATTACTGAATCACGAAAGTATGGACGTTTCTTTAAGCTACGCAACTGTGAGCGTGACATTTTATGTCTTTGAATTACAAACTGCGCTTCGTCCATGTTATTAGCATCAGGGTCTGGATAAAAATCCCAACATGATACATGTTCAACTTGTGGAACGGTTTTAAACAGTGGACTATATTCACCATCATCTCCCCAACTTGGATATTCTTTGTCTGTAGCAAATGGTCCTTTCATTACGCCTGTACCAAACAATGCCATCTCAAATGCAGCGTTACGCAAATGCTTAGATGCTCCTGACTCCTCTAGCTGGTCATGTATTTTCTTTTGCATCTTTTTAGCCGCAATCATAGCGGGGCTAAATGTAATTGCTGTAGGTGTCTTACCCGGCCCCTCTTTAAGTTTATCTTGCACAGGCTCTAGTTTGTTTTGTACTACTCCTAGCTTTTCTTGTAGTGTTTGTGCAGTAGCACCCGGTGGCAAGTCATTTCCATCTCCAGCAAAACCGTATGGGCTAGTAGATAATGAGGTTTCTCCACGCAACTCATCTGGTTCTTGAGGATCAAAACTAACATCTTCAACTACACCCTCTGGTAATTCAGTAGGCTCTACAGATAAAGGAAAACGCTGGTTAGCAAACAGAACATCTACAATCTGTCCATAAGCTGCCAGCGTCTTTGTTTTTGTTACCTTAATAAATACACGAGACTTCTCTGCCTCAGTAAACTGCACGTCAGGTCCATACAAACCACGGTAGTTACGATATGCTCGTAACCATCTTTCTTCATCCTGATAACGATAATCTTCTGATCGTGAATATCGGTCTATAATGAATGGAATTATACCTGCTACATCGCTATCCTCCGTTACAGAATCCTCTGTATCTTCCAATGCAATAGCATCATCTTCAATCATAATTTCTTCTTCAGCCATGCTTACGTCCTTTTTAAAGTAGCCCTATTTGTTTTAGGGTTATACGTATATTGTGATTTAGGTTTACCCGATAATTTAGCGGCTCTATTTATTGCTCTTTGAGCAGCAGTCATATTACCTCGTCTTTTACCTTTTTCTGTTGCTTGGGCTGTTCCTATTTTTAAGGAACCTGCTTTTTGCAATTGACTTGTTGCAATAGCACGAGCAGCCTTTTCACTATATCCTTTTTCTTTTAGTTGAGAAACTAATCTGTTTAATATTTTTGGCATCTATTAATACCCAAAAGTGCTGTCTGCAACAGGCATACTATTTTGTGGGCCATGCCCTGTATTAAAATCAAATATACTAAATCTTGGTCTGGACATTATACCATATCTCAACGCATCATACAAGTGGTCTTCACTATGCGTGTCAATGTCTTCTGGATTTTTCTTATCCAGCGGGATGGCTGGTAACTGTGATATTGTATTTGTGCAGCTATTAAAGAATACAAGTCTAGGCTCCTCTGTAAACTCATCTACCTGCAAACGTCTGTGTATTTCATTCTTACCTGCTACACGACTACCACGGCTTCTATCTGATGGACGCCAACGACATCCCCTGCTTATCATCTGCTCTGCTAAAGAAGGTCCAGTATCACCACGCTTATGCCAAAGAGAACTGTCCAATACGCCGTACTTAATACTTCCATCGCCAGCCTCCAAATCAAGTATCATATCTGCCAAATCTGTGGCAAGGACTTTAGAGACATACAGTTCTCTATATACGATAAGCTGCTCATCAGGTGCGACAGCAAACCAAACAACCCCAGACTTACTACCGTAACCATAATCGCAAGCCCTAAACTTAACCCAATTGTTAGGTATATCAAAAGGCTCAACAACATGAATGCTGCGGTCAAACTCAGTAAACGCCGCACCCTCTTTAATATCCCAGTCTCCGTCAAGGAGTTGTCTTCTTTGCTGCTCTGGCATGGAGAGTAGCATTGCTTCGTAGTCACCCGACTCTGCCAAATAAGGATTGTCTGATAATCTTGCTGGGATAAACCTCCTTTTAAATAATGGCCTTCCAGCCTTTGCATGTCCTGCTGGGTATCGTAATACCTCTCCTGTTTCTGAATCTGTAGCATCAAACGGCCTGTTATACGGTGCGGGGTCAATAAACATTTGTTTGACCCAATGATGACCTCTACCGCCGGGGTTAGTC